AATAGTATTGCAAGCATTGAAGCACTAATGGAGGGTAAGCCTGCTCTTGTACTCGGTCCTAATGCCGCAGAAGCTATTTGCGAAACACAGATAGAAAATATTGACAAACCAAAAATACCAACAAAAGAAGAAATGAATGCATTTATGAATCATATTGCATACTGTCAATTTACTATACCTGAAATGGAATCAGGTTATGCTTGGAGGACTGTAAATGAAAGTAGTGAGCTATCACTGTGGGATCCCACCAAAGAACAGTAAACCAGAAAAACCGGCTATTCTTTCAAATTTTGTAAAAGGTGTAAATTCTAAAGGCAACGTAGGAATCGATCATTTTAAAACAGATATAGTTGATTGCGATGTAGCTGTATTGCAAGGATTTGTTCATCAAAATAGTAAAAAATCACCGCATCTTCAATTAAGACAACGAGTAATTGATCATCAACGTCTTATGAAAAAAAGGTCACTTATTGTTGATAGTAATTTATTTCTTTATCTTAATAAATCAAATCAACCTCATCATTATTTGAGATATTCCTTTGATGGAATATTTAGAGGTACAGGATTTTATTTTGATAAAGATGTGGATCCTAGTAGATGGCAAACTATAAAAAAAGATTTAAGTATTGACGTCAAAGATTATAGAACGCAAGGCAATTATATTCTAGTATGCTTACAACGTAATGGCGGTTGGAGCATGAAAGGTATGGATGTAATGCAATTTTGTAATTCAGTTATTATGCAGATCAAAAAACATACTGATAGGCCTATTGTAGTTAGAGGTCACCCAGGAGATGGAAAAACTAGTCAATATTTAAGGATTAACATTCCTGGAGTTACAATAAGTAATAAAGATACGCCTATACAAGAAGACCTTAAAAACGCTTGGGCAACTGTATTATTCAACAGTAGTCCTGGAGTTGCTAGTCTAATCGAAGGCGTGCCAGTGTTTCAAATGGATCCTGCTAAGGAATATAGTATGTACGGGGAAGTTGCTAATAGTACATTAAAAAGATTAGAAGATCCAAAGTTGTATGATAGGCAAGAATGGCTAGAAAGAATTGCTATGTGTCATTGGAGTTTTGACCAAACTATGAGCGGCGAAGCATGGGAATTTATGCGCCAATACGTCTAACGTTGCCAGTATGCTTCTTGCCGTTTTACCATTATATCTGAAGGTTTGCTTTTTCCTTGATCTTTACGCCCGCCTTTCATGTGATCCATAAATTTACCTAAAGGGCCATTAATAAGCGGGTGTCCGCCACCGCCGGTTTTTGCTTCTCGCATGTACATGTCTGCACTATAATCATGTGAAGGAAAGTCCTTATATTTCTTAAGTATTTCACCAAACACATAACTGTCGTGCCATTCTTCTAGTGTAAAGATCCCGTTGTCTGCATCTTCGTACATTTGTTCAAAGTCTTTGAGAAATTCGTGACAGGTAGGATGATTTAGATTCATACCGTAAAAGCCGCACTCTGGCCATGTCTGTGATCCTCGGCCCCTTCCAACATATGTGACATAAGCATTGTTAGGAAGTAATGCAATAAAGTCTTTATAACTCCACGGACTATGAATATAGCTGTCTGCGTCCATCCAAACTACCCATCCCTTTGAATGCTCACATGCATCGAATACTGCATATGTTTTATTAGCAAAGCGAACAGCATCCCATTTGAAGGCCTTGTTCCAATCACGTGGACGTCTACGCTTAATGTCATCTGGCGGTATACCGTTTGCTTTAGGATCATTTTTCCATTTTTCTTTAAATGCGCTTAATTTGGGCAATGCTTCCTTTGCATCTAATACTGTTATTTGATCAGTATCGGGATTTATTGGATTACAGTCTTCTGCATACACAACAAGTTTAATGCGTTTATCTACCTGATCAGAAAACGAATTTAAAAATCTTTGCGCATATTTCTCGAGCCCCGGTTTATGGAAAGTTGTAATCACAGTTATGTCTGACATTGTTAATCCTTTGTAAATATAGTAAGGTATTTACAAATGAAATTTAGTTTATGGAGACAATATGGCGCACTTAACAGTGGACCAATTTTTGATGCTTTTGCTGCTGGCGCCACTAGCCTTGGCTGGCATTGTGTTGACAACGACCCTACTGCTGATGTGGATGTCATTTGGAGTGTTCTGTGGAATGGTCGAATGGCTCAGAATAAAGCTATATGGGACAGGGCACGTTCGCAATCCAAACCGGTGGTGGTCTTAGAAGTAGGTGGTATACAGCGAGGTACAACATGGAAGGTAGGATTAAATGGGATTAATAGAGATGCTTTTTTCGGTGATGCTGGGAACGATAGTAGGCGTAGCGATCTACTTGGTCTTAGACTAAAGCCTTGGCGTACTGACGGCGAGTTTGTTCTTATAGCAGGACAGCACGAAAAGAGCGAACAGTGGCGTAATCAACCTCGCATGAGTCAATGGGTTATGGATACTATTGAAAACATACAAGCACACACTGATCGCCCTATACTGTTTCGTCCTCATCCTAGATGTAGACTAGAAGCAATAGAAACACAATATAAAAATGTTTATAGGCAAGAGCCTCGACAAATACCAGGTACATACGACGACTTTGATATGAGATTTGGTAATATCTATTGTACTGTAAGTTGGACTAGCAATCCTGGTATACACAGTGTTATAGAAGGTATACCTGCCTATACTAGTCACAGTAGTCTTGCATGGGACGTCAGTATTAAAAGTCTTACAAACATCAACAATCCGCCCTTGCCCGATAGAACACAGTGGCTAAACGACTACGCATGGACAGAATATACTGTTGATGAAATTAGTCAAGGTATCCCACATAAACGCTTGACAAGTAAGCTATTTTAAGTTATAATTAACTTATGAAAAATGTAGCAAACACCATCGAAGATCTTCTTGAGATTCTTGCAGGACTGCAAGGACAATCTAAAATACAGATTGAATCTAGCGATCATAATTTATTATATAGTTTGGCAAGACAGGTGTTTAAAGGCACAGGTTTGACAGACCGTCAATACGAATTATCAAAAGAAAAATTATCTAAATATGCTGATCAGTTTACATCGTTAGATTACAATGTTGATGTTGCTTTAGAATCTTTAAGATTGCCTTTGAGACAACTAGATCGTAGTCGTTGGATGAAAATTGTAGAACATCCCGGAAACACTGTATATGAATCATACAAAACAAATCATTGGATTGCTGTTAGATTCATCTTTAATAAAAAATTAATATCTTTGATAGAGACAATTCGTAGAACAGATGAGGATGCAGTATACGATAAAGAAAATAAAATACATTATTTTACACTGTCGGAAAAAAATATATTCAATGTAATCGATGCACTCAAAGATAAAAACTTCGAGATTGATACTGAACTACAAGAGAAATACGAAAAGATTAAATTTATGAATGAGAACAAACGAAAATACGTGCCAGGCGTTTATAGTTTTAACCTTGAAAATTTAAATAAAAAAGCAATAGAATATATTATATCCGATATAGGAGATCCTGATAATGACAACTTAGCATTATTGAAGGACAGACAGAAGTTATATGGCCTACATCATTTTGATCAGATAGATTTAGATAGCAGTATTAGCCAACTTACTACTCTTGGCCAAAAAATAGTAAAAAGAAATCAACGTCAAATTTTGATTAATCCTGAAACTTTTAATTTTGATAGACTAGCGGAAGCACTAATTGAGTTATATAGATTTCCTTTACTGATTGTTTTAAATGAAAATACTGATTTTGATGAATTAGTTAAAACTTATGGATCGTTTAAAAATATATTGGCAGATGACGATTTTTGTGTACTTTATAGAAAAGATAATGCAGATTATAATGATAAACAATTTAATGAATATATTAAAAACAATAAATTAAACAGCAAACTTGACAACTTCCCCAAAGTAGTGTATACTACTAAGAATAAGTTTCCAAAAACAATATTAAAAACTGAATGGAAACCTAAAGCAGCAATTATGTTCGGAAGCGACAGATACATGACAAGCCCGAAAATACAATATTATTTAAATGAACTTGATTTAGTCATTCATTATGATAATGATAGTTCTCCGTTTTTAAAAGGTCAGGTAGAAAAAATTTAATGGCATCATGTAAACTAATAATCGAAGATGAAGTAAACATCAAGCTAGAAGGACTTGAAGTAGATGTACGCCGTAAGCTTGCAAACGCTCTCAAGTTCGAAGTGCCATATGCAAAGTATATGCCACAATACAAACTTGGACGATGGGACGGTAAGGTTGCTTTCTTTGGTATTGGTGGCACTGGCTATGTTAACCATCTTGATACTATTGTTAGTGTATTGGAAAAAAATAATGTTCAAATTGTAGACATTGAAGATCATCGACATCCTGTGCAGTTTAACTTTCCAGAAGTCACAGAGAACTACTGGAAGGATCAAGGCGTTAAGTGGCCGGCGGGACATCCCGCAGAAGGCGAAGATATTATTCTGCGTGACTATCAAGTAGAAGCAATCAACAACTTTATTAAGAATCCACAAAGCTTACAACAGATTGCTACTGGCGCAGGCAAAACAATTACCACAGCAACGCTGTCACACATAAGTGAGCCGTATGGTAGGTCTCTAGTAATTGTTCCTAACAAGTCGTTAGTAGAACAAACAGAAGAGGACTATATTAACTGCGGTCTCGACGTAGGGGTATACTTCGGCGACAGAAAGCAACTAGGTAAGACTCATACAATTTGCACTTGGCAGAGCTTGAACATTCTAGACAAGAAGTTCAAAGACGGCAGTGCAGTATTAGGACTGGCAGAGTTCCTAGAAGGTGTAAGCACTATTATTGTCGACGAAGTACATCAAGCCAAAGCAGAGGTTCTCAAAAACTTGCTTACACGCAACCTACGTAATGCTCCGATCCGCTGGGGACTAACTGGCACAGTGCCCAAAGAGAAGTTTGAATTTGAAAGTATTCATGCTAGCTTAGGTCCTGTAATTGGACAGATCAGTGCTAAGGAATTGCAAGACAAGGGTGTACTTGCACAGTGTCACGTTAACATTGTACAGCTAATGGATACCGTAGCGCATGCAGGGTACCAAGAAGAATTAAAGTATTTGGTCACTAATCAAGCAAGATTAGAATATATAGGCAAATTATTAAACACAGTTAAAGAATCAGGCAACACACTTATACTAGTAGATAGAATTAGTGCAGGTGAAGCACTAGCAGAACTTATTCCAGGCAGCACATTTGTAAGCGGTGCTGTAAAGAACAAAGACAGAAAAGAAACATATGACACAATCCGCGAAGGCACCAATGAAGTAATCATTGCTACATATGGTGTTGCGGCTGTTGGACTGAACATTCCACGTATCTTTAATCTTGTGTTGCTTGAACCGGGCAAGAGTTTTGTAAGAGTAATCCAGTCAATTGGTAGAGGTGTAAGAAAGGCAAAGGACAAAGACTTCGTGCAAATATGGGACCTTACATCAACATGTAAGTTTGCGAAGCGGCACCTTACGCAACGTAAAAAGTTTTATAAGGAAGCCCAGTACCCCTTCACAATAGAAAAGGTAGATTGGAACTAACTATGAGAATACTTACATTGGAAAATAAATGTTTTAATTTAACAAATTTACCTGACGAATTAGAGGACGACGTAAGATTTGCTGTACTAGATAATTCGGATCCTAAAGATCCTGATTTCTTTTTTATTCCGTTAATCTTCTTAGAATCATTTAGTAGTCCTGCAATAGTTATGGAAATAATGGGAAAAGAAATTATGATGCCAGTAGATTGGAGCATGGCAGTAGGTGATAGCTATAGTGGGAATGATTTAGAAGTATTACCATTAACAAGTATTAATGATAGAGGATTTGAAGCTTTTCTTTTTAATCCGTTGTCCAGTTTCAAACTTGAATTTGGTGATATCAAAATAACTAATTTTTATAATGATGTAAAATGGTATTTTCCTAAAACTAAAAATGGGCAATTACTTAGCATACCCATTACAGACGGACCAAAGCCTTTATGTGCTTTTTTTATTAAAGATATAAGCAGACAAAGCGAAACTATAGATTATTCAAAATTAATGTAAAGGAAGGAAAGATGACAATGAAAGCAGGGAAGATTTGGGGACAGACAGAACTGATCCACGCAAACGGTGTACTAGAGTTTCATCGTATTGAATACAAAGCAGGATACAAGTGTAGTGAACACGAACACCAATTTAAATGGAATGGATTCTTTGTAGAGTCAGGAAAAATGATTGTGCGTGTTTGGCAAGACGGTGATCAAGATGGATTAGTTGATGAAACTATTCTTGAAGCTGGAGACTTCACACAAGTCAAACCAGGTAAGATTCATCAGTTTGAAGGACTGGAAGACGGTGTAGCATTTGAACTATACTGGGCAGAATTTAATCATAATGACATTGTAAGACGCTCAGTAGGCACAAGTGTATAGTAAAGATTATCTGACTCAATTAAAATACTTACATGCTGCTAAGGATAGACCTAGAGGTTTCGGCGGCAAGCTTAAGGATTTAGGTAATTTTTATAAGTTTTTTGATAAGTGGAATCCTAAGAATGCACTAGATTATGGATGCGGCAAGGGTGCTATACTATCACATTTAAAAAATAATTATCCTAATACACTATGGACTGGATACGATCCTGCAGTGCCTATGTTTGCAATACAACTACAACATGCCAAATTTGATTGTGTATTTTGTAATGATGTGCTAGAACATATTGAACCTGAATGGTTAAACACTGTGCTTGCTGATATTTCTAGATTAGCGGAAAAAAATATTTGGTTAAGAATAGATACACTGCCTGCAAGAAAAAAATTGCCCGACGGAAGAAATGCCCATTTGATTTTAGAATCGAAAGAATGGTGGGAGAATAAAATTACAAATTTTATTCAAGGCCAAATTGTTTATTCTGTATTAACAAAAAAAGGTAAGCTAGATATTGCTATCGAAAAATGACTAAAATGATACCTGGAGAAGCTTTGATATACGAACGTGATGATGGTGTTGTGTACGCTCGATATCGAGATCCTCCGCATAATACAATACCGCGTTGGATCATAGGCGGCGATCCTGCAGGAGTAGCTAGAGCACAAGGTAGTCTATTAGAATACAGTGAATGGAAAAACTTGTGCGAATTATCTCAAACAAACGAAACCCTAAAAAAACAACTTGACAAATTAGTCACAACTTACTATATAATTAAGGACACTAAATGAATAACTATATTTTTACTAGCGAAAGTGTTAGCGACGGACACCCAGATAAAATTGCAGATCAAATATCAGATGGACTGGTTGATGCTGGTTTAGCAGGAGGAGACGAAACTACTCGTGTTGCTGTTGAAACGCTTGTCACTACTAATCACGTCACATTAGCCGGCGAAGTAAAAAACTTCAACGTAAGCAATGACGAAGTCAAAGAAATCATCCGCAACAAAGTTCGTGAGATCGGATATGAACAGGATGGGTTTCATTGGGATAAACTAAACATCTACAACGAAATTCATGCACAGAGTGGCGATATTGCATTGGGAACAGACAACTTTGGTGCAGGCGATCAAGGCATTATGTTTGGGTATGCTTGCAATGACAATGACGCATACTTGCCAGCACCTATTTACTACAGCCACGAAATACTTAAAGAATTAAAGTCTATGCGACTGGATGGGTATGATTATATGCTGCCAGATGCTAAATCACAAGTTAGCGTAGAGTATGAAGGTGGTCGTGTAAAACGCATTGACCAAGTTGTAGTAAGTCATCAGCATCGCGAAGGATTTGGACACAGCATAAAAGTGCCGATAAAAGATGCTGTAAATCGAGTATGCGGTGGTTTAATCGATGACGATACTGTGTGGCACATTAATCCTACTGGCAACTTTGTTATTGGTGGACCAGACGGAGATGCAGGTGTCACAGGACGTAAGATTATTGTAGATACTTATGGGGGATTTGCACCACACGGTGGCGGAGCCTTTAGTGGCAAAGATCCTACTAAAGTAGATCGCAGTGCAGCATATATGGCACGTTGGCTTGCTAAAAATGTAGTAGCAGATAATATGGCAGATTGGTGTCAAATTCAGTTGAGTTATGCTATTGGTGTTAAAGAGCCAACAAGTATCTATGTAGATTCAAATGGACACAATCGAAGTATTCAAAAGTTTATTGAAGACAATATTGATATGACTCCAAAAGGAATTATTGACAGATTTGATTTATTCAAATATACTAATTATAGCGATAATTGTACATATGGACACTTTGGAAACAAAAACGTACCATGGGAAAGGATTGGATGGTAATGAGAATTATAGCAGGGCCATGTCAACACGAAAGTCTAGGACAAAGCTCGGAGGTCGCTGAAGAGTGTAAACGTGTTTGCGACAAATACGGAATAGATTATTATTTCAAAGCAAGCTACGACAAAGCAAATCGTACAAGTGCTAACGGTAAGCGCGGCATGGGCATGGAATCAACACTACAAGACTTTCGTGCTATAAAAGAAGCACTAGGCGTAAAAACTCTTACTGATGTACATGATTATGTGCAAGTAAATCGTATTACAAGGGAATTCAATGACACTGTAGATGTCCTGCAGATTCCTGCATTCTTATGTCGTCAGACTGATCTCATTACGGCAGCATGTGCTACTGATAAGATTGTAAATATCAAAAAAGGTCAGTTCCTAGCACCTTGGGATGTAAAAGGCATCCTTTCAAAAACTGAAGGTGCTCAAGAAGTGTGGATCACAGAAAGGGGTACTAGCTTTGGATATAATACTTTGGTTGTTGATTTCACCGGCCTTAACTATATGCTTGATAACTTTAATTGTCCTATTGTATTGGACGCCACACACAGCGTACAAAAGCCAGGCGGCAACGGAAGTAGTAGCGGCGGGAATAGGGATTATGTTCCTAGCCTATCTCGTGCAGCTAGTGCTTTGGGGATTACAAATTTCTTTTTAGAAGTACACGCTGACCCAGACAACGCACCTAGCGATGGTCCTAACATGTTGCGACTAGATGAGTTCGAAAGCGTAGTGTCAGACATTGTAAAGTACACATACCGCAAAACAGAAACGATTCCAGTTGATAGAAATTACACAGGATTTGGCAAATGAGCGAAAGAAAGATCAAAGAATGGGCTTTGCCATATGTTAAAGGATTTCATACCTATATAGATATTGGTGCACACAATGGCGATACTAGTGTTCCGTTTTTAGATACTTTTAATAGAGTTATTTGTTTTGAACCTAATCCAGAAAGCTACAAAGAACTTTCAAATTATAAACAATTAGAATGCTACGATATTGCACTAGGTGATAAAAATACAACAGCTATTTTAGCTATGAATAGTAATACAAATAATCCCGAGCACGGATCTTTGCACAAAGATAGGGTTGCATCTTGGTCAGGAGAATCGTACAACGTAGAAGTAAAGACTTTGGATAGTTTTAAATTTTTTGAAAACATTGATTTTATTAAAATTGATACCGAACAGTACGAATATTATGTTATCCAAGGTGCTTTAAAAACAATTAAGAAAAATCGTCCAACTATCTTTTTTGAAAACAAAAGAAACGAAGCAGATAACGCTATCCTATTGTTGTTAGACTTAGGTTATACAGTGCGTAAATGGAAAAGCGATACAATAGCATTTTATGAAGGAACTAAATGAGTAAAACTGCAATTCTTATACCTGCTAGATACGGTAGCACACGCCTTCCGGGCAAACCTTTGATTGCACTAGATAACATTCCTATGATACGCAGGGTGTATGAACGCTGTCGCAAGACAGGGTTAGATACGTATGTGCTTACTGACGATATGCGCATCTTTAATCTGTTTGGTGCTAGTTGTTGTTGGATTGAAGAAGTAGATTATGCAAATGGCACTGAACGATGTGCAGGTGCTATCAAGAATAGTTTTTTTAACAAGTACAATACATTTATCAATGTACAAGGCGACATGCCGGACATTACAGCAGAAGTAATCAACAAATGTCATAACCTATTACAGTACTATGCTGTGTCAACAGTGTATGCTACAATGCCAAAAAAGATGCAAGACGATCCTAACACAGTAAAGTGTGTACACGCAAGCGAACATGCATTATGGTTTGGCAGAGGTATAACAGGATATGGTAGTTGGCATTTGGGCGTTTACGGATACAAGCGTAATGCATTAGAAATGTATCCTTCACTGCCTGTACCCGAAGAAGAAAGAATTGAGCAATTAGAACAACTAAGATGGTTAAAAAATAGTTGGCAAATCGGAATAAATCCTGTATACTATAACGGTATAGAAATTAATTCTCCAGAGGACGTAGAAGCATGGCATCAGAAAAACTTGCAATAAAAGAAATACTCAGCTGGATTGACAATGACGAAAAAGACATTTGGAATCATCTAGAAGACGAGCATAAGAAACAAATCAGTTTCTGGTTGTTGAACAGATATGTTGCTAGTGTTAATGGCAGTCGTGAAAAACAAGAGCTTGCAATCTTTAAGACCAATGAGTATTACAACATACACTTCAACACAATCGGTGTCGGCAAAGAAAACGGACATCAAAAATTGATGTGGCAGTTGTTGTGTATGAGCGGCGCAACTGGTAAGAACGAGTTTCATCCTTGGATTGGTTTTAAGAAAAAAGCAGGCGGCAACGACAAAGCTGTTAAACTGCTAGAACAAATTTATCCTAACATGAAAACAGACGAGGTAGAATTACTTGCTGGACTATCTACAAAAAAAGAACTCAAACAATTGGCTGAAGAATATGGCATTGACGCCAAGCTCTGACAAACCGTATAACTGTGAATATTGTGGAAGCTCTTATGTAAGAGAGAAGACTCTTGCAGCACACATGTGTGAAAAGAAAAGACGATGGCTACAAAAAGATGAAAAGAGAGTAAGACATGGCTTCTATGCATTCCAA